AAATTGCGGGAGGGTTGTGGTATAATAGGTTTGTTAAGTTGGAAAGGATGGACCAATGAACAGACAGGCTGAGAAGTTTGATATTGAACAGTTTCCTTGCGGGAAACGTGCAGGGGATAACAAGATGGGATTGAAATCTTGCCCGACTTGTGACATGCCGCCAACGCATCCAACACAGGAAGAATATCCTTGGCCCAGTTCGCAAATACCGGCCGATGGGTTTTATTTGTTCAGGGATGAACTTTCGGCAAGGGAATATTATATCTCTGGTATGTGTCAACATTGTCAGGATGATGTGTTTGGTTGTGACTGAGCTTTGTTAGGCTGCGAATAGGTAATGGAGGACAGCATGAGCGACCGCATAGCTAAGCCAACTTGGGATAACCCGATTTGGCATCGCGGATTTAGGATTTATCTGTCTGATTATGAGGGGTTTTGTTACTGTCACGATGATTATGATGGGGCAGATGATGCTAATGATAACCGTGCAGGAGTTTGTCAAACTGTAGAGGATTGTATAGAGGAGATTAATCAGTTTTGGCCCGATTTGGATAAATTAGGCTAGTTAAGCCTGCGGATAAGTTAACCGGACAGCGTGCGACATAGTATGCGAAATGTTTCATAGCCTTAGACTTCCCCGCCACTTGACGTGGCCCGGCGAATGCGGCATGATCGAACCGTCTGGAGCCGCAGGCTCTTGCAATGCGAAAGGTTAAGCCAATGTCTCAGACTGATATTCGTGCTATCTGCAAATCCTACGGGATCACTGATAGTGTTATCGTCAACGAGATAATTATGGTAGCTAGAGCATTTGATGGAAGCATTACTAGCCAGTACCGCGAAGTTATTGAGTATGTGAAGGCAGTAGCTGAGTTTTGTTAGGCCGCAATCATAGACTACAACGAAAGGACAATCCCATGTCTATACGCAAAATCGGTGGCATTCGCTTCCTGCGAATTGGTCGTTGGCAGTTTAGTTTCTGTGTGGTAAGGACTAAGCCGGTTAGTGTCAACGAACTCAGGGAGATGAACCATGCCTAAGCCATTCACAGCCACTCACCGCCTTCGTGAAGGCAAGTATGTTGCGCGGAAAGTAATCCCGCAGTATAATCCAGCCAGCACCAACGCTGATGACTCAGGCTGGGTTTACCACAAGTATTATCTGCATCCGACTAAGGGATGGAGGAAAGCCTGATCTTTGTTAGGCTGCATCCAGCATCAGCAGGCGCAGCCTCTCGAAACGTGTGAACTCTAAACCTAACGGAGCAAGCCAATGACTGCAACAACCATAAACTACCGCTTATGCTCAGACAACACAGTTCGTGTCTGGCGAGAAGGCTGGTCCAGTGATATGTTCGAGGTTATGACCCTTGAATACTGGAACACAGCCAAGCAGCTACTCAACAGGCTATCATTCCTACTCATTGAACATGTTGACGACTGACATCTAATCCATGTGGCTGAGTGCGACAGCCACATCAGTTAGTTGTCCAGTAACGCGGAATTGCCGCCATCAGTTTAACCACGGAGCAAGCCAATGCAAATGTTTTTCATAATCAAAGGCACACGCCATGACGCTGAAATTGGCGCGATGAAGCGTAAGATAGATTGCACCATAGATGCCGAAAGCCCTGGCATGCAGGTTTATTGCTATGCACCAATGTCAGAGAAGAACAAAATCATCAACTGGTATTGCGAAGATGCTGGCATAGCAAAGCAGGCTGCGCCGGGCGAATGCTTATGGTATACTGAACGCCCTTGAATTTTGTTAGATCGCCAAAGCAAAGGTGAACTATGAACCTATTCGTAACCTCCCTATCCCCAACGCTAGCCGCGCAGTCTCTTTGCGACGTTCGCCTTCGCAAAATGATCCTTGAAACCGCGCAGTTACTCTGCACCGAGCTTCGCCGCCGAGGCGCAGACTATATGCCCTATCGGCCAACTCATCCTATGCACCCAGTGACCTTAAGCCTGCGTAACGACGCTACGCTACTCTGGATTGAGGAATACTTTGTCGAACTTCACAAGGAATATCAATACCGATTTAACAAAGATCACAAATCATTCATCGACTGCTACTCCAAGGTTAACATGGCCATTGGCCGACTCTGCAACCTCAAAGCGTCAGGTGCAGTCTTTGCTAACTGTGCCCGTAACGACAGTCTGGGTTTAGACTTCACTCATACCCACATAGTTTACGCTTATCAACTATACCTCAACGCTCGCTGGGAACGTGACATTCGTCTTCCCCAATGGACAAACCGTGGCGCCCCGACTTGGTGCAACGTTTTCGCTGAAAATTCCGCTTGACGATCCCGCCGCAATCGGGTATACTACAGGAACAATCGGAGGAGGTAGAGCCCAGCGTCTGCCAAAAGGGATCGAGTGGTCAGAGCCTCGCTCCCCTTGGGCAATCGCCCACTAGGACGTGACATAGATCAGCGATGTATGAGGCTTCGGCCATAGCATACTATCCACGACTGATAGTTCCCGCCTAGTTAACCCAGAGAAGGAAGCATCATGGCTACCTTGAATATCCCGGTCACTAAGGCCGGTACTACCTTGAGTGTCGATACCGACGCCCTCCCGGAAGAAGCCTTCCGGTCGGTCGTTGAAGCGGGCCTTAAAGCCCTTCTCAACCTCGGTATGTCAAAGATTCTCACCAAGGGCCTTGAAGGCGATCAGCTTTCAGCCGCCCAAGCCGCAGCCCTCGCCAAGGCTACCGAGAACCTCGACAACCTCAAGGCCGGCAAGGTCAAGAAGGGCCGCGCCACTGCCAAGGATGCCAATGGAAACAAGGTTTCTGGCCCGGTCATGACCGAAGCCCGCCGCCTTGCCAAGGAAGTCGTTAAGAACGAAATCCGCGCCGCTGGCATGAAGATCAGCCACATCGAAGCCTCGGTCATTACCAAGGCCGCGAATGAACTGATCGCCGCTGACCCGAGCTTCATCGCAAAGGCCACGGAAAACCTTGAGTCCCGGTCGCAGGTTAAGTCTGCGGTCGATATCTCCGCCCTCGTTCACGAGTCGCCGAAGCTCATCGCCAAGGCTGAAAAGGCCAAGGCAGAGCGCAAGACGCAGCTTTCGGCCAAGCAGGCCGGTAAGGTTGCGCCCCGGAAGTCTCGTGATGGCGGCGCGCACGCCAACTAAGGTGAACGCTGGGGCCTAAGCCCCACACTAGGCTGAGCAATGAGAAGGATTAGCAGGATCGGCGAGTACAAAGCGGGTAGACGCACAGTCACAAATCCCAGCTTGACCGAGCAATGCTTCGTAATCTCAGGATCAGCTAGATCACCCTCAAGAGTGGACCACGGCCCACTCTTTCGCTCCCAGACCGAGGTAGACAGCACCGCGCTGCAAAGACCTCTGTAAACCGAAAGGTATCAGCCAATGACCGACACGACCATCACCCAAGGCTTCATCGAAATGGTTAAGGCTTACGAAGCCAAGCCAGAGTTGGAAGCGCAGATTGTTAAGCTTACCGAGGATCGTGATTTCTTCGAGCAACACCTAGCAATCGCCAACGACCTATCCAGCAAACTCTACGCTGACATTGACGCCCTGAACGCCAAGCTCTTGGAGGTCAGCCGTGAACGCGACGACGCCATGTTTCGCAATCTCGAACTTGAAGAACTCAAGGACAAGATTGGGACGTTGGCTGGACAGCTTCTGGGAAGCCTCAAGCAGTCTGATCCGCAACCTTCACAGGCTGTGACAGAGCCAGAGCGTCTGCCTGAGGCCGCAGGCCCTATCATGTCTCAGAGCGAGCCAAGCCCTGAGCCTGTCTTCTCCGAACCCATGTCTGGCTATCCCGGCCCGATTGATCCGGTTGTAGTCTCCCCTCAGCCTGAGTCGGCTCCGACTAATATCGAGCCTCCCCAGCCTTCCCTCAATCCCTCTGAACCCGATGGCTGGGAACGCGGCAAGCCCTATTCCTACAAGCCGTGGTATATGACGGATGCAGAATGGGTCTCTCGTGGCGGATTTGGCTCGGCTAAGGATGTCCCCGCAACCGACAAAGAATGGAAATTCTAATTCTTTAACCTTGGGGGCGGGTTCGCTCGCCCCCAATATAAAGCATTAGGAGGCAGCCATGACCATCACCAATATCCGCTGGTCTTACTTCTGGACTCCAACCGCCTGCGGCACAGAAATCCTCTACTCCCGCGACGGCATCCCTTCATGCACTCGCGTAGCCTATGAACTCACTAGCTTTGAGTCCATCGTTCGCTTCCTATCCCTCCTACCCTGAGCGCCTGCCATGCCCGCTAGCTTCTCCCCCTCCGCCGCGCCAGCCAACGCCCTGCTCATGTGGACTGATGGCCGGTCAATCTATATCGAACTCCCGACCCGCGAAGGTCTCCCGCCTTACGTCCTATCCTTTCGCCTCGCGGAACAAGGCTTGTCCAAAGCCCTCGCGATCCTTTGTAAGCATGCCGACATCGCTGGTGAACCCGTCATTGCCGCGCCAATGCCGCGTAAAGACTACGTTGGCACCGTCGCGCAACATTCCTTAGCCGAAGCCGTCCTACGCAAAATGCGAGTGATCAAGTGACCACCGATGACATCCTAGCCCTGATCGCCTCCGCAGACTATCAACTTGGCTCCCTTTCTCAATCTCCACGCGGCTGGGAAGTCATCCTATGGTCCGGTCCGATCGGCTATTCCACCTATGCCGCCTCCACTGCCGCTTCGCCTGCGCTCGCGCTCCACTCCGCTTATCTAAACCTGCGCACCTCCGGCGGCACTGAACTAGACTGTAACGCGCCCAAGGTCAAATTAGACCTGCAATCATTCTTGGCAAACATAATCCCCCCGCCTGAACCAATCAAACGGAGAATCTAACCATGTATCGGATCATCTCCAAAAAAGAACTCAATAGATTAAATGAAACTTGCAAAAATTATAAAGAAATTGCCGATGAATATGAAAAAGGCTTCAATGAAGGCAATTATACAATTAAATCCCAAGCCGACATAATCCGTAACATGGATATCCTCATATTCCAAATGTCTCAATGTCTCGATTGGCCATCAATGCGTCCATATTTCCAACAACTCATGTCTGATATGGAAAACCGTCGCCGCGCTGAATCCAATCGTATCACTGACATCATGCGCGAACAACTTATTGAAGTTTACAAAGGAAAATAACCCATGGGCGTTCCTGTAGGCAACAATGCCTCAATCAACCACACCTGCGAACTTATCAACGAGCTTCGCAAAATCCGCATTGAAAAAGGCATCTCCATCGTAACCCTTGCAGTAGACATCGACGTAAGCGAAACCCAACTGGCCGCATGGGAACGTGGTGATCGTGATCCGCTATTCCTCACCTGCGAACGCTGGGCCAAAGCTCTCGGCTACGAACTAGACCTAATGCTAATCAGCGAGAAGGAATCAACTCAATGACTATACAAAGGTTTATGTCAAAAGTTTGCGTTTGTGATCCTAATGATTGTTGGGAGTGGCAAGCAGGCCGTGATGAAAATGGCTATGGTCGTTTTAATTATCTCGGCGATAACGTACCTGCACAAAGAGTTTCATATATCCTTCATAAAGGAGAGATTCCATTCGGCATGTTAGTTTGCCATACATGCGATAATCCAAGTTGTGTAAATCCTAACCATTTATTTCTAGGTACACACCATGATAATGTAATTGATATGTTTGCTAAAGGCAGACAACCGCAAAGAGACTTGATTCGGGGGTCTGCTAAAGGAACAAACAAACTTGTTGAAGATGATATTTATAAGATTCGTGAATTAGTAGAGCAAGGTTATACTAATCAACAAATCGCAGATATGTTTAACGTAGCTAAAGCAACTATCTCGCATGTCAGAACACGCAGAAATTGGGGCCATATCTAATGAGCAAGTATTCCACCACTGCTGGCGTACCCACCCGCGGCGACGCTTTCTCCAAGCTCATCCACCATCTTAACGAAGCCGCTGATCAAGCCGCGGTTATGTCTCACCTGCATAATACCGAAGATTCCGAACTAGACAAACTCACCGCTCGCGGCTGGCTTGGTGTTCATGAACTCCTTCTTCGAACCCGCGCGCAGATTACTAAACTTGCTATGAATAAGTTTCAATAGGAGCCGGAGCATGAATGAGAATCAGAAGCATCAATTCGCGTTTGATCGGATATTTGCCGACGACAGCCTTGCAACTGCAAGACGCTATTTGTCCGCCGACAACATCGTGAAGATCATCAAACATGTCGAAGCCGCAATGTGGCGGCCTATAGAAACTCTGGGAGGGGGCGAAAAAGATTACGTCCTCGCCCGCACGGCAGACGGCCGCGTGATGCAGATGCGCGCATCAATGCTCGCTCGCAATCTCAAAGGGCCTACTCCCGATCACCTTAGTTTCCCTGCCATCCAATGGATGCCTGCCCCGATTAGCGCAACCTTGAAACCGGAGTTTCCCATGAGTGACGCGATCCAGCAAGAGCGCGACCGCTTGGCGAGAATATTGGAAGCCGAAGCATTAAAGCGGTCGCCGCTCACCCGCCAGACAGAGAGGGTAGCCGCGCTAGAAGAAGCATTGAAGGACGCAACAGCTCACCTTGCAGCAGCGACAAGCGTATATCAGCGATTTTGCCGAAAAGGCGTAACCGGAGACGCGCTTTACACAACGCGGCTCAAGGATTTCAAGGCAGCAATCCACCGCGCCCATTCCACGCTGAAAGAATCGCAAGCTCCAACAAAATAAATCTCACCAACTCAATTTTCCTCTTGCCCTCGCCAGTTAAATCGGGTATAATCAGAGACAATCGGAGCTTAGCCAATGGGCACCATATCCTTCCGTATCGTAGACCCAGACTCCCGCCCATTCGGCGACGGTTCAATGCTAGATACCTGCATCGACCCACAATTCAACGGTGTATTCCCAGACGACCGCCAACTAGGAATAATTCCTGAATCCAAGGAACTTGCCAATGAACGAATCCGCGAAGCCCGCACCAACCCCCCAACAAGCCGCGATTCTCGACAAGGTGAAGGGGACAAATGATAATATAATGGTACGTGCTAGAGCAGGTACAGGTAAGACTACAATGTTGGAGATGATCGACGCGGCTCAACGCTCCCTCCCCGCGCTCCTCATCTGTTTCAACAAATCCATCGCTGACGAAGCAACCCGCCGAATGAAACCAACCACCACCGTCCGGACCTTTAACTCTCTCGGCCACCGCGTTTGGTCTGAATACTGCTCCAAGCGCCTGACCCTGAACAAGAACAAAATCCGGGACATCTTCAAAGCCCTCGTCGACGATTCCCCGCGCAACGATCGCAAACATATGTGGAGCCTTTATGACCAAACCACGAGTGTCGTTAATATGGCGCGGTCAGTGGGTTATATCCCGAGTGGACATGCAAAGGAATCAAAGCGTTTGGCTGCCTTTCAGGATGTCGAATACAGACTTGAAGAGACTCTCCTCCCAGGTGTCCAATATCTCGCCGACGAAATCCTCACCGAATCCATCCGCCAAGCCTACGAAGGCGTAATCGACTTCACCGATCAAGCTTACATGCCATCCCTATTCGGCGGCAACTACCCTTCATTTCCTCTGGTCATGATCGATGAATACCAAGACCTATCTCCTGTCAACCGTGCGATGGTCGCCAAGCTCTGCCGACATTCTCGCCAAATCGGCGTCGGCGACGAAGCTCAATCCATCTATGAATTCCGCGGCGCCGATACCGCCGCAATGCCTGATGCAGTTGAACAATTCTCTATGGAAGTCATGCCTTTGTCAGTTAGCTTTCGGTGCCCCAGCAACATTACCGACAACGTGCGTTGGCGAGTTCCAGATATTCGAGCTTCTCGCGATGGCGGTTCTGTCCTCCGCGGGTCCATCCATGACATCGACTTGGGATCAACCGTTATCTGCCGGTATAATGCCCCCCTCATACACACGGCAATGGAGTTGCTCCAGCGCGGAGTACGCGTTGATGTGGCAGGGGTGGATATCGGGGCGAAGATTATACGACTCCTCGGGAAGCTCGGGGATGACTCTATGGCACAATCCGCCGTCCTACATGCCATCGACGACTGGCAATCCGAGCGGGAATCCCTTGATTCTAAAACCGCGGCAGACACCGCCGAATGCATGAAGGTCTTTGCTCGTCATGGACGCACTCTTGCGCAAGCAATCGCGTACGCCAAGCACATCTTCGAAGCGACCGAAGGCGAAATACAGTTTATGTCTGGACATCGAAGCAAGGGGCTTGAATTCGACCGTGTCTATCACCTTGATTCTGAAACAATCCGACCCGGCGGGCAAGAGGACAACATCCGCTACGTAATCGACACCCGAACCAAAGACACCCTAATCTACATCTCATCCGACAGGAGGCACTAACCTTGGCCCTAACCGACGCCATCGCCGCATACGAAGACTGCGACAAGCTCTTCGACCAAGCTCTCGCCAAACCCAAAGGCATCCGCGTTTGCCTAGGAGCCGGCGAAGACGCCAAGAAAGCCGCCCACTATCTCCGCATGCGCATGAACCACTATCGCCAACTCCAGCGCCGGGAATCAATGAAAGTCTACGACCGAACCGATCCCCGATACGGCAAATCCCTCTATGACAAACTCTATGTCCGCCTCGCGGAAGACGAAGCCTCTGAATGGTGGCTCTACATCGACCCGGCCGGACAGGAAGCTCTCATTGTAGCAATCGAGGACATCGAATGAAACCGCAGCTTCTTGAAGAACTCTTCGAACGCGCGCTAGCCGAGGAAATCGGGCTGGTAGTTGAGTGCAACAATCCAAAGAAATTCTCAGATCATGCACATATGTTTGCTAAGGATGTTGTACGTTATGAACCTTTGGTTATCTGTGTCCCATCTACCCCTGACACCATCATGCTAGTTAAGAAAACAGTGAGTCTCCACAATGTCGAAGCTCCACCGAACGAATCTTAACCTCTATGAATCCGACGTAGACTTCCTACGCTCTATCTTCGGCCACGGCTGGACCAATCAAGTCCGCGACCTAGTCGCCAAGAAGGTCAAGGAAATCAAGAAAACCCGGGCAGAAGCAAACATTGGCGTGGAGGAATATGCTGATGAGTAACGATCTTGATTTACTCATGTCCCGCATGGAAGAAATCAACGCCAAGGCCGCGACCGACCTAACCCCAAACGACATCGACATCATCATCGAGTACCACCGCCGCCAACGAAGCCGCAAGGCCTCCGGGGAAAAGCCAGTCAAACCTGCTTCCGTCGACATCTCTTCTATCATGACCAAACTCACCGCGAAACCCGCAGCCGAACCGATCAAGAGGAGGATTTGAATGAACCTAGATGAATCCTACCTCACCCACGGTTCCGCATCCCCATTCCTCCCCGGAACCAAAATCCAATACGCTTGGGATTCCACCTGCCTCGGCATGATCAAAACCTGCCCACGCCTGTACCAGTACACCATCATCGATGGCTGGGCGTCCAAGGACGAGTCCGTCCACCTCACCTTCGGCATTCACTACCACACAGCACTGCAAAACTACGACATCGCCAAAGCTAACGGCGCAAGCCACAACGACGCAATGCGCGACGCAATCACCCGCGCCATGCATGACATAGAAGGATGGGAAGTTGACCGCGATTCCAAAGCCGGAAAGTACAAAAACCCTGAGACTCTCATTTCTCTGGTGGTCGGGTATCTTGACCATTACGAAGATGACCCCGCGGAGACGTATATCAAATCCGATGGAACCGCGGCGGTAGAGTTGTCCTTTCGGTTCGAGCTTGATTGGGGGCCAGAGTGGACCCGTAGAGAATTTGTGCCGGAACTCAACACAGAAGCGGAAGTTACTAGCACCCCACAACCCTACCTCCTCTCCGGCCACCTCGACCGCGTTATCAACTTCAACGATCACCTCTTCGTTCTCGATCACAAAACCACAACCACAACCCTCTCCGACTATTACTTCAACCAATACGAACCATCCAACCAAATGACCCTCTATTCCCTCGCCGGTGCCACTGTCTTAGACGCCCCCATCAAAGGTGTCTGCATCTCTGGCGCGCAGATCATGCTCAACGACCCACACCGCTTCGTCCGCCGGTTCACCTATCGCACCCCAGACCAACTCGATGAATGGCTCATGGACCTGCGATTCCATCTTGCCAATGCCGAACACTATGCCACCATCGAATACTGGCCGATGAACGACACAGCCTGCGACAAGTTCGGCGGATGTAAATTCCGCGGGGTTTGCTCCAAGTCCCCGCAGGTTCGGGAGATGTTCCTGAAAACCGACTTCGTCAAACTAGAGGAGGATGCCCGATGGAATCCCCTCCGCAGTCGATAGTCCCTAGCTGGCTCCGCTGGCCCCCAAACTGTTGTGAAACCTGCGTAGGTTGGGAACGCAAAGACACCCACACCGGTATCTGCCAAAAGGATAATGCCCTCGACGTAGGCCTAATAACCGACTCCCGCTATCGCTGCCCATCATTCAACAGGAAACCCGACGATGAAAGTAGAAGAGATTGAAATTCCAGATGTATGGATTGAAGCCCTAAAGGAATGTCAATCTATAGACCCAACGGCCATCATTGCTGGAGGTTGTCTTCGTGATCTATACTTTGGAAAAGAACCTAAAGACGTAGACATCTTTACAGGTCAACTTCCGGGGTGGAAGCTTGAAGATGAAAACTGTTTCGACTATGAAGGCATGCAGTATGTTTTATGTGTTGCTGATGCAATTAAGAATAATGTACATTATAACTTGATCGTAGTTGAGCCAGTAAGCGCAGAAGAATTGATCATAACTTTCGATCTAGGATTCTGCCAGATCGCTTTTGATGGCGAAAAGCTGATTAAATCACCTGCGTTTCTATGGGACGCAAAATACAATCTAATAACGCTTCGTCATATAGACAGGTACACAAGAAGCATCCGGCGATATGCACGAATAAACGAACGTTACAACTTCGATCTTATCATCCCCGAACTGGAGAAAGCCAATGCCCTCCCTATCAGCCCATCAATCTAACTCCTTCACCAAACTCCTCCTCCTCGGCGACGCCAAATCCGGCAAAACCGGCTCGCTCGTCTCCCTCGTCAAGGCCGGCTACAAGCTTCGCATCCTTGACTTAGACAATCTTCTTGATATACTTAAGTACAAAATCATCGAAGAGTGTCCCGACAAGCTCGACGCGGTTGAGTTCCGCTCGGTCCGCGACAAATACAAACCCGGTCCCGGTGGCACTATGATCGATGGCAAACCTAAAGCTTGGACCGACTCGCTCAAGCTCCTATCCAACTGGAAGTACACCGACGAAACTTCCGGAGAGGAAATCGATTATGGAAACCCTGCCGAATGGGGCGCTGATACCATTCTTGTCATCGACAGCCTGTCTCGTTGGTGTGACGCTGCTTATGATTTCCATGAGGCCATAATTCCCCGCGGTAAGTCCGGCGACTTCGATGGCCGGGCAGTCTATGGCAACGCGCAAGACGACGTTGAAAAACAACTCGCGATGCTGATGTCCAACACCATTCGCACCAACATCATCGTCATCGCCCACGGTACCTACATGGACCTGCCGGATGGCACCAAGAAAATCTTCCCTCAAGGCGTTGGGCAGAAGCTCTCTCTGAAAATCCCGCAATACTTCCCTAACTACGTTCGTTACCGCAACAAATCCGGGAAGCGAACCATCCAACTCGAATCCGATTCCATGATCGACCTAGCCAACACTCGACCGAATGCTCTGAACAAAGAACTTCCAATCGAGACTGGTCTAGCCGACTTCTTTCAGGCGCTGCGTGACACGCCTGTGCAGGAGAAACCCAAGTCCGTCACGTTGATCCGCAAATCCTAAACCAAGGAACCAACCATGAACGACAAGCCCAATTTCGCCTCCATTATGGACGAAGCCCCGACTGAAATCGATCGCCCGAAGCCCCTGCCTGCTGGCACCTATACCTGCGTTGTCGCTGGTGCACCTGAGCGAGGTAAGTCATCCAAAAAGGGCACGGATTTCACAATGTTCGTTCTCAAGCCCCTTTCGGCTGAGGACGACGTTGATGAAGACGAGCTTTCCGAAGCCGGTGGCCTCGAGAATAAAACTCTTCGCGCTACGTTTTATGAAACTCCCGAGGCAATCTATCGTCTCGATGAGTTTCACGGTCATTGCGGCCTTGATATTACCAAACCAATGTCTCGGCGTATGCGCAATGATGAAGTCGTAAACTCCCACGTTCGCGCAGTCGTCAAGCATCGCACGTCGGAAGATGGCTCGCGAATCTACGCAGAAATCGCGCGGACACTCGCGGCGGACTAACATCAACCGGGAGGGGTTTCGGCCCCTCCCATTTGCACGGAGAAAGAGGATGTCACCAGAAGAATTTGCCAAACAGCAGCATGAAATAGTTCAAATCGTAATTACAAAAAATAAAGATTGGTATAAAGTTGCTTTGATGAGTCGTACTTGCACAGAAGATGTTCTTGAGTATGAACGCACAGGCACATTGCTCGAAGAATTTGATCATGTAATTTCCCATTTGGTCGCCCTATGAAACCCATCATCCTCCTCGGGGAATTTCGCAGTGAAGTCGATGCCCGCCACAACTCCGACTTCATCGGCGCACCCGGCGCAGAACTCATCCGCATGCTTGGCGAATCCGGCATCATTCGCCTTTCTTGGGCTGATCGTGATTACCTTCATAGCTACTATTCCAAATCCGATCCGTCCGCGCTCAAAGCAATCTGGGGGCTACACCCAGAAATCCACCGGCTTAACGTGTTTCAAATCCATCCGCCGGGGAACGATCTGCTTCATTTCTGCGGAGGCAAAGCAGACGCCCTCCCCGGCTACCCCGCGCTACTGAAATCAAAATACGTCCGGCAGGAGTTTGAATATGAGCTCGACCGAATCGCCAGCGAAATTATGGCTCGCGATCCTAATCTGGTTATCTGCCTCGGCAATGCTGCCCTTTGGGCTCTGGCTGGCCGGACTGGTATCAGCAAGCTCCGCGGTACTACTCTACTGTCTACTCACACCGTTTGTGATTTTAAGCTTCTCCCTACTTACCATCCCTCCGCCATAATCCGCCAGTGGGATAACCGCCCGACCGTCGTCGCCGACTTTATGAAAGCTGCCCGTGAATCTGCCTACCCCGAAATCAGGAGACCGCCCCGTGAAATCTGGATCGAACCATCCCTCGAAGACATACGAACTTTCATTGCTGAATTCATCCGACCCGGTTGCCTACTTTCTGTCGATATTGAAACAGCTGGACAGCGAATTACGTGCATTGGATTCGGTCCACGACCAGACCTTGCGATCGTTATTCCATTCGATGACGACCGAAGAACGTCTGGCTGTTATTGGCCAACTCGGAAGGATGAACGTGATTGTTGGAATCTTATCCGGGAAGTTCTTGAAGATGGAAGGGTTCGCAAGCTCTTCCAAAACGGAGCCTACGACATCGCCTTCCTCCTTCGCGCCTATGGAATAAAGACGGTTGGAGCTGAGGAAGATACGATGCTTCTATCCCACGCTCTCCAGCCAGAATCCCTGAAAGGCCTAGGCTATCTCGGTTCAATCTATTCCGACGAAGGTAGCTGGAAGGGGATGCGGAAGAAAGCTGAGACGATTAAGAAGGATAATTGACATGAAAGAGATGAAAGATGCTCCCCGAGATGGCTCTAGAATTTTAATTAAACATAGTGTTCATGGGTGGATTGAAGCTAGTTATGATGCCGGTTATTGGACTCACAGTATGGATGGTGATGAATGGAATGGGCCTGTCTGGGTTTGTGGTGATGATATTACACAAATTGAAATAGAAGAAACACCAAATGAGCTATTCGAACCAGAAGCTCTTGGTTGGCTGGAACTTCCCGAATGAAAATCATCCGCACCCACGAAGCAGACCCCGAAGCCTACACCCCGTTCGAGCGGGAGATGATCTACAACGGCCTCGATGTTTGCGTCACCCGCGATTGCCTCGACGCCATGCTCCCGCAGCTGGATGAACACACGGAGAAGACTTATGAATTCTCTAAAGCGTTACAGGGACCAACTCTGGAAATGCGTGTCCGAGGGGTTCTTGTCGACCAAGCTCGCAAAGCCGAAGTCATCGACGAATACTACGCCATCATCGAAACCCTCGAAGCCCAACTTGAGCGAATCGTACTTGACGGAGTGGGCTTACCTTCCTTCAACTGGCGATCCCACCGCGACCTTCATAAACTCTTCTACGACACCTTCGGGCTTCCGCCAGTCCGCAAGGCTGGCCGACCTACCACCGATCGAGGAGCTAGAGAAAAGCTGGGTATCTATCCAATTGCTGAACAAATTATCAAGCATATCAACACTCTTACAGAACTTGGAGATAAAATCAGTGTCCTCAAAACAGACCTTGATGCCGATGGTAGAATACGTACGAGTTATAATATTGCGGGAACCTCAACAGGCCGTTTCAGCTCTAGCTTCTCTGAGTTCGGAACTGGAGGAAATCTCCAGAACATTGAAGAAAGTCTCCGCAGCATCTTCATCGCTGACCACGGATATAAGTTCGCTAAGTGCGATGCTAAATCCGGAGAGTCCTTCGCGGTAGGTGGTATCGAGTGGAACCTATTTCACGATGGCCGCTATCTCGATATGTGCGAAACAGGCGATCCACACACAGCCATTGCCCGCGTATGCTGGCCGGGCGACCCATGGACCGGCGACATCAAAAAAGACGCCAAGATAGCAGGCGCGCCATTCTACCGTCATCATAGCAAGCGCCAGACGACTAAGAAAGTCGGCCACGCCAGTAACTACGCGGGCAAGCCAAACACGATCGCCACCCAAACAGGAATGCCGCTGGAACTCATTAAGAACTTCCAACCAATTTATTTCAAAACATTCCCTGCGCATGAAATGTGGCATGAATATGTGGACAACACCCTACGCAAGAACGGCTATCTCATCTCCCTCACCGGACGCAAGCGCTGGTTCTTCGGTCGTCGAGGCGATGCCGATACTCTCCGCGGTGCAATCGCTTTCGATCCTCAATGCTCCCTAGCCGACATCGTCAACACAGCAATGTTGAATATTTGGCGCAAAGGCTATGTTATTATCTGCATGCATGAACACGACGCCCTGACCTTCATGTACCCCGAAAAGCACGAAAACAAGATCATCCCACAACTCCTCAACGATCTCATAGTTCCTATTCAACTTGCGCATGGGCGTACCTTGCGCATCCCATATGACTGCAAAGTAGGCTGGAACAAGGGCGAATATGATGCCACCAAAAACCCAAACGGGCTCAAAGACTACCACGGAACCGACGACCGGAAGCGGCAAAAGGAAGCTGGAATCTTGGATCGAATCGTTCGTAGAGCAAACCGCTAGTCTGCATTCTCCGGCCATCTTCCGGCGCTGGACTGCGATCTCTACCATCGCAGCGGCGCTGGAGCAGAAGGTTTGGCTCAAGACCGGTATGCGGCCGATGTATCCGAACATGTTCATCTTCCTCGTCGCGCATCCGGGCGTAGGTAAAACCCGCACCATGCGTGAGGGAACGCATTATGTCCGCGAGCTTCCGGAGTTTCATCTTGCGCCGATTAGTATGACGTTCGCGTCGCTGGTTGATTCCCTCGTCAAAGCCAAGCGGGTTCTAATCCGCCCCGGTGATGATGCCCTTGAATACAACTCCCTCTACATCGCCGCGGATGAACTCGGCGCGTTCATCCATAAATACGACAACGAGATGATCGATGGGCTTTCCGCCTTCTACGACCCCGATCCGTATTCACAAACCCGGCGAACCTCAGACATCCGGATCAAAATCGAATCTCCGCAGCTTAATATCATCTGCGGTACCACTCCCCAGAACCTGACCCAGCTTCTCCCAGAGAAAGCATGGGGCCAAGGTTTCACTTCCCGTCTAATCATGGTGTTCTCAGATGAACGAATCATCGGCGATGACTTTGCCCCAGTGGAAAAGTCACACTCAGAAGACCTTGCTAATGACCTCGACATCATCAATGGCCTTGTTGGAGAATTCGAAGTCACCGCGGACTACCGAGACCTTGTTAACAAGTGGCGGGCCCTTGGTGAATCGCCTGTCCCTAACCACCCTAAACTCATTCATTACGTTACCCGTCGACGTGCTCATTTATACAAGCTAAGCATGGTGGCAGCGATCGATCGCTCTAATGCCCTAATCCTCACCCGCGATGACTTCAACACCGCGATGAACTGGCTTCTCGAGGCCGAAGATACAATGCTAGAAATCTTCAAGGCCGGCGCCACTAACGCGGACGCCCAAGCCATGGAAGAAATCATGCACTTCGTGAAAATCAACGATCGCGGCCACGGAGTATCCGAGCAAAAAATCACGCGCTTCGCCAGCGACAGAATCCCGCTTCACTCTGTCGCCCGCGTCGTAGACATCATGGAAAGGTCTGGGCAAATCTACTGCAAAGGCGAAGACCGATCTACAAAGATTCGATACTTCGCCGCGTTCGCCCCGTCAGGCCCGCCTACTTGATAAAGTGGCCGAGCGCCCACATAACACCAGACCCAACAAACCCAGCAAGCAGACCGATGATCGTAATCATCCCGGCCTGTTTATCACGTGTGGACTCAAGCGAATCAATTCGCGTATGTTGTAATTTCACATCCTGCCCAACTTGAATCAATCGCCCCTGAGCCGCACCAATATTAAACGCAACATCTTTCAACGACAATGCAGCCAAATGCAATTCTTCCGATGTCTCTTTCAACGCCGATTTCATGTCATTCACAGCCTCCCGAAAATACCTCTGAGAAGCCTTAACCTCAGCCAAGTCCGCCCGAAGTTGTTCCATACCTTCGTCCTCCGTCACGATTTACCCCAGCCACAGATTGCCTTGCCAACTGCATTGTGTTCCTTAACCTGCTCAATAGTCTCCGCGGTATCTTTCTTTGACCAGAGTATCGCCCGCCACGGATCACACGCGCTAATCCCTTCTGAACCCGTCGTTGTCGCGCAACTGCTCAGGGTGCTTATCAGCATCAATGCGGACAGCCTCACGAGCAGCGATTGCCTTAACCAACACTTCATGCTGACTCTCCAATTCCTTCGCGATCTGTTTGCTCTGGCCCGCGTCGATCATTTGCTTGTCATGAAGCCAGTTGGTAAAAGCACCAACCAGCTTCACTAGGGCCAGAGCTAGACCCAGCCAGTCCATTACACGCCGTTAGTCTTCGGGGGCTGGGCCACCGCGCCAACGATCAGCTTAATGAATCCCAGACCACCAACAATCTTGCCAGCCGTGGAAGCCGAGAAGAACGTCGTCCAGTCAAACGCGACCAGCGCGCTAACCACCAGAATCACAAGATTCGAAATCTGGTGGAACCAATCTTTACCGTTCATGTTCATATCTTTCTCCTTAGTTGCAGTTGGACGGACTAGCCGTACAATGCACAATTAGGCGACCAGCAGAACATCCGCTGACCGCCAAGCACAATAGTATAACCGCGGCCTTCATGCGGCCACCTTGTTATACTGATACAGATCATTTGCTTTCATAATCTGCTTTAATTTCTTCCCATACGCCGGGTCAGTGGCGTAGGTTCCAGTCAACGCATCGGCGAATTTATCTGCATCAGGCAGGACTTTCCGCGCGTTGATGTAATATTTGCTGGTTGCCAGCAACTTCCCATGCAGATCAAACGCCTGCGCGATCGAATCAAAATCTGCGAAGTTCTGTTTCATTCGGACATGCTTGCCCCGTAAGACCTCCCAAGTCATTACGGGCCGCGACGCCATACCCGGCAGAGCTTTGATCCCAAACGGGTTGTTCTTTCCACTGAGCGACCGGCCCCAGTTTGATTCCAGTGCCCACTGGGCAATACTAATTGAGGCCGGTATTCCCCACTTAGCCTGTGTGGTCTGAGCCCCGCCGATGACATTTTTAGGTATCGCAACCATGATCAATGTCCTTTCATGTATTCGTCAAATGTCTGGGAATGGTTCTTGGTTGTTCCATATCGCAACCCGGTCAGCCACTGCCAAGTATTTCGCGGGTTCTCCTTGCCGGTACTAACGTCAAATATAAACCGACCAGCTTTCGACACCTGTGCCGGAAGCATACCAGTCAATCCGCCAACCATAATACCAGCATCCTGCAAAATCTTCCCGGCGTGTTCCTTGTTGAAAGGCTCGTTCTTCGCAAGGTCCTTGAAGGTATTAACCATCGTCTGATAAGCCGTGCCGGTCAGACCAAACTGCGGATCGCGACCCATCGCCATGGCCGAGGCAATATCGCGAACCCCGACCCAAGACGAGCCCAGCGCAAATCCCATCGACACCGCAGACTTCTTGACCCAAGTATCATCATCCTTATGCGGATGCGGCGAAACGTATGTCTCCACAATCGCCGGCCAGATCGCATAAGCAAACAACGAAGCTGTCAGGGCAGGTACAGTCTTAGCCGCGGCTCCCCATTCACCTTTCTTAACAAGGTCCTTGGTTTCGCCAGCCTTCCAAACCGTCTCCATTTGCCGATTCATAACATCCGAGAAGAAGTTATAGATCGACACCATCCACGGATTGGCATTTCGCATCATCGCAGTTCGAGTTGTGATCGCGGTCGATCCATGCGCTCGAC